CACGGCGAAGGATTCCGCTTAATGCCCTATATCCAAGTCCAAGTTCTTCAAAATATGGCTTGTCTACTTCGCCACGCTCATCTGCAGCATTGGCAATATCCAAACAAATCTGCACAAGTCTTGTTATATAATCAATCCTCATCGGTTCTCCTTTCTGGATAATTGTCATCCGTAACGTTCCGTTTCTCCCACAAATGGCAGTACCCATCTTTCAGCAATGCATAATGTTCTTCTATCGGGCATCTGGTTCTCCCGTCTGCATACAATCCACCGTTATTTGCTGCCCTGCCACAATTTACGCATGTGCGTTCTGGCTGTGCGGATGGCAAAAGGGCATCATAGCTGTCACTGTCATCAGCAAGCTTCTCTCTCAGCCCCATCTCAAACATCTCCTTATCATGGGTTTGCATCCATCCAGATGTTTGTAAATGCAGTATCGCTTGCTCGTCTGTGATTTCTGGCCGTGCGGACGGCAAATCTTTTATCTGATCCCACACCTTTGCAACATTCTTGTCTCCAGTAACGCTCCATACTGCATCTGCCACATCAATCGCCGCCTGCCGGCTGATTAAGTCATCCATCCTGTTCACCTCTCTACCAAAGCACGGTGTGTCAAAGAGTGAACACCACCCACACGGCAGTTCGTTTGAACATTTCTCATTCCCTTTCTTCCGTTCTGGCTGTGTTGCATCCGTTTCTCCAAGCGATAGCCTCTTGACCGCATCAATCGCCGTTTGTTTGCTGATTAAATCATCCATCCTGTTCACCTCTCATATCTGCCCCGCAGTTCGGGCAGAAGTTTGTTGAACGATACTCCATTTTTGGAGGGTCGTTCAACTTATCCCGCCTAAAAAACGTTTTTACTTCGCGAGGTCGTCAACTATCTGCTGTTCTTCCTCGCTGAGTTGCCAAACTATGGTATTCGCTGCCTTCGCTGCCTTCGCTGCCTTCGCTGCCTTCGCTGCCTTCGCTGCCTTCGCCTCAGGCACTAAAAACCCGCCGCCATAAAGCGTCTTTTTTTTGTCTCTCTGCGCGTCCAGCGTGCGGATAAAATGCGCTTCACCCGGCATTATTCGGAAGTCGATTCCCAGTTCGGTGTAATGCCCTACTCGTGCCGGGGTTATGACACAGTCCGGATACTCATATTTCGGAAGCTTCGGCTTCGCATTCAGTTTGTCATTTACTCCCTTGAGCTTCTGGTAAAGGTCCGGAGCAGTCCTAATAAGCGCCGGGTCCAGGTTAGTCCGGAAGGATGTCCTCACGTTCGCACCATTCTCGTAGGTGATATCCGCTTGTGCGGCCACATAATGGCAATTATCAGAATTGGAACTAAAAAGAGTCAGCGCCGGAGCAAAAAGGAAGTATCTTATTCCTTTCTGCGCATAAAAGTCGCATATCTTTTTCAGGATAGAAAAGGGCGGATTATCTATCACCGTGCATCCTTCCGGATAGTCGAAGACCTCATAATCACCGCCCGGCCAGAACGGCCGCACGACTGTGTCCGGGTCAATGCTGTACTCAGTGCAAGCCCATTCCTTCACTGCCTCGTAAATCTCCGGCGGCGTATAGCAGTCGTCGGTTGTCTTTTTCGGTTTGAATTTCTCAACAAACTCCTCATAAGTCTTACTTTTTGACATAGTCACTCCAATAAATGATCCACTGGCTCATATTCCCTCCAGAATCTCTTCTGCGGTCTTCTCCGCATCCTTGAAACATCCAACCACCGTCTCTGTGTCGTATCCGCTCTTCCTGCAGAGCAGGACAATCGCAAGGATCATGCTCCGCAAAATGATGTCGTTCTGCAGTACTTCAGCATCAATCTTTTCAGAATCCACGTCCATCATTTCCCCTCCGGCCAGATGTAATAATACTTCCCGTTCCGCAGATCTCTGACCTTTACGTATCCGCAGATTCGGTAGCCGTCTCTCCGCGCCGCCTCGACCAGGCTTCCACTTACGCGCTTCTTGGATGCCGCCCTATCTTTTGCAACGATGTCCGCCCATGCGGCTTCAAATGTCGGGTCCTCCTTCATGGCCGCCACCTCAGTTGAACGGCAGGCCTGAATCGCTCAGATCGTCCGGAATCGGCTGAAAAGCGTCCTGCGGAGATGCCGGTGCTGCCTGCCTCTGGCTCTGATTCGCCGCCTTGCTTTCGGCAAATTCCTGATTCTCGACGATGACACCCCAGGTGAAAACCTTCTTTCCGTCCCGGTCTGTATAACTCCCGGTCTGAATCCGGCCCACCACAACGATTTTGATGCCCTTCCAGAGCCACTTCTCCGCAAACTCTGCGCTCTTCCCGAAGCAGGTGCACGGGATGAAATCCGCGCTCTGCTCCTCACCCTCGCGCTTCGGCCGGTCGACGGCCAGAGTGTAGTGTGCCACCGTCGCCCCGCTTTGCGTGTTCCGGATGTCCGGGTCCTTCGTCAGGCGGCCGATTAAAATTACTTTGTTCATGCTTCCTCCTCCTTTTTTGCTCTGAATGCTATGATGCGGCTGATGAGATCGGTCGGCGCCGGTATGGATTCTCCCTGCGCAAGCATCCCGATCGGCTTGTATGCCGGCCTCTCTGCCTTCGGGATCTCCGGAGCCGCCTCCTGCCCGATTGCCTGCCGGACCGCATCCGTGATCTTCCGATCCTCCGCGCGCCTCTTCACGGCCGCACGATAGTTGTTCAAAAACTGCGATTGCACAACTGTTTCAAATTCCTGCTGGTCAATCGCCGCCCATGCCCTCAGGTTCTCCGGAGATCCGACCGCGATCTGTGCAAGCTCAGGCAGTTTCGCAAACTCTTGCCCGGATTTATAGTTGGAGTTCGCAACTGCCGTCCGGACCTTTGCCCATGCGCTCAGGCCGTCTTCCGCCGGTACGTCGTGCACCTGGTGGATCAGGGCGATCACCTGTCCGGGTACCGGAGGGAATCCCTTCGTGTCGGTTCTCAGAAATGCCTGGAACCCTGCCAGAACCTGCTGATAGGTAAACTCCGCGCACGTTGATGCCCACATATCAACCTGCCATCTCAGCGTGTCGGAATCCATGCCGGAAAAGGGCCCGGAGTAGGTGTGCGCAAGCCCTTTCACGAAATTCGATGCCTCGTTTCTTGTCATTTATGCCTCCCCTCTGGCAATCGCATCCAGAATACTGTCTGCCGCCGCAAGTCTGCTCTGCGGCTGGTGCTTCTGCCGATCATAATTTCCTTCAAGAACCTTCTGCGAATTCCCGGCCTTAATGAGCCAGTCGAAACTGGCCTGCCAGTCTCCGGATCTCCCGCTCAGGAAATCGGATGTTTCCGCTTTCTGGAACAGCTCGCGGATCCCGTCCATCCCGATCCGTTTGTAAAGCGAACGGAGAACTCGCTTCCTGCTTTCACTCAGGCCCAGGATGTGCGGCAGGCTCGTACAGGTGGAGTTGAAAAGCTCGCGGATTTCGCTGTACGGCACCCGGTCGTCGGCCAAGGGCCGACAGGGTTTATCTTTAGATAAACCCCTATTATTTTTATTTATTTCTTTTTCAGTATCAGTATCAGTATCAGTATCAGTATCAGTATCAGTATCAGTATCAGTATCACTACCCGATCGTTGACCACCGTTATCGGCCATTAACGATCGTTGACGGTCGTTAAGATACTTCCGCCTGTTCTCCGCATTTTTCCGGCACTTTTCCTGATATTTGCTCGCGTCGGCCTCAAAACGCTCCCTGGCGATGGCAAAAACCGCATCCACCACCGGGTCGTCTATCACTGGGTCGACGCCGGAGTTCAGTTCATATACGGCCGTCAGGAACTTTCCGCGCTGAACCATGCTCATCTTCTGAATCGCCGGTCTCCAGCTCGCGTACATCACAAAGGTTTTCTTCTCGTCATCGTTCATGTTTCCCTTATCCTGATGTTGTGCCGCCACAGCATCAGTTTCTTCTTGATCCGGTATTCCGGCGTCCGGAAGCCTTTGCAGTCCTCTACAACGGTATGGCCGTCTTCCTGATAGACAAAATCCGCGATGTAACTGCATGGCTTCTCCAGAACCTTCCCGCGGATGATCCCGCCTCGGGGGCCGGTTTTGTCCGGCTCCCTCTGTTCTGGGATCAGCTCAAATCGCACCTGGCACCGCAGGCCGGAAATCTGGCCGGCCTTTTCGAGGAGGCAGAGTTCCTGCCACCTCGATGCCTCTTTCCGGCTGTCGAATTTCCGCCCGGATATCTCGGTCTTATGCGCGTGATACTTCGGCGCCCGTCTCCATGCCGTCATCCGAATACCTCGTCACTTGCCTTCTGCGGGGCCTGTGTGGCTTCCTGAGGCGCTGACGGTGCTTCCGTGGTAATTTCATCGACCTCGATTTCAGAGCCAGAAATCTGGCCGTTTGCGTCGAATACAGCGCCATCGCTTTCCAGCGCACTCTGGATGTCGATTGAGGCCGGTGCGAGCTTCAGAAGCTGCCTGTACATCGTCTTGATCGCCATGCCGTCGAAATCCTTCTCCCAGAAAGTGTATCCCTTGTGGGCCTTATAGCCCATGGAGTAGCGCTCAGCGTGGCGCTCCATCTTCCGGCGGGTCCAGTACATCGACTTCTTGAACCCGTTGATCAGCTCAAAATAAGCATAGTAGCCGATCGTCGGCGCATCCTCGCGGGCATCGACATCCTCGATCAGTTTGACCTCGATCTCCTCGGTCAGCGGGTCGAAGGAAATCAGCTCTCCCTGCTTGATCGCCATGGCGCTGAGCCGCCGATACTGCCCGGAGCGGATCGCAAGCTGGACAAGGCCGCGATACCCGAGAATAAACTCGGCTTTCTTCGTGCCGGTCTTCCGGTCGGCGAAGGGGACCATATAGAACTGCCCGAGCTGAGGCGACGGCGACAGCTGGAGTGCCAGACCGGTGAGGGCCGCGGAGACGATACTCCCGTTACTGCACTGTGACAGCTCCGGATTCTGATTGACCGCAGAGATAATCGACGTGACGAATTTGTCCGAGTTCCGGCCAACCACCTGATTGAGCTGTGCCTTTACGGCATCCTGACTGAGATACGCTGTGATCCCGATTTTCCCCTGAGATCTTGATAAGCTGTTCTGAACTGCCATCTTAGATGTCCTCCTTCTCGATGATCGTGTATTTCACGCCTGCCACCCGAAGTCCGCGGATCAGCTCATTGACCTGCGCAAACTGATGCTCCCATGCCTCGATGGCAAGGGTAACACGCTGATGCTTCTCCGGCTTTTCCGGCTCCGGATTCTGCTGCGAAACTGCAGCGCTTTCTTCTTTCTGCTGCGGAATCGCAGCACTTTCTTCCTGTGCGGGCTCCTCCGCGGCCTTCGCGGCTTTTGCTTCTGCCTCCGCCCGGGCTTCCTCGACGCGCTTCTTCTCGGCGGCCATCGCATCGCCGTACTGCAGTGAGATGTCCACATCCAGCGTCTGGTGGTATCTTGTCAGGGCCGCCGCCTGGATGCTCGGGTCCGAAAAAGCCCTTCCGATGGCATTGCAGTCTGTATCTATTTTCTTCTTCCAGCTGGCCATCTCGTCGCCGATCGCGGAGAGCGTCTTTCCCTTGTTCAGCCATCTGCGGTCAAAAATCGCCTCCAGCACCGCCCAATCTGGGAAGCCGGTCTTCTGGAAAAGCTCCGTGATCTGCCGCTTCTTTTCCTCCTTCTGCGCGGTTTCATACTCCTTTACCTGCGCGTCGATCGCAGATGACGCATCCCCGATGATCCCGATCAGGTCATCGACCTGACTTTTGAACAGGTCGAAAGGCTCCATGTACTCGCGTTGCTTCTCCAGCCTGAATGAATTCAGCTGCGTCTTCAGGTTGTTCAGCTTCGCGCGGTCCTTCTTCGCGTCGTCGATGGTTTCCGACGTGTACGCGATCGACTTGTACTCTTCACAGGCTTTCGTCAGCTCTGCTTTCAGCTCCTCGTAGTTAAACGAAATCTTTTCCGGCAGCTGATACTGCCCCACTTTTAACTCCATAACCTCTCCTCCTTTTACATCGTGATCTTTAACGGCGGCTCTCGGTCTTCCTGCACCGCCCGCCAGAACTTCTTCCCCTCACGCTCCAGCATACGGATGTCTTCCTCGACGCCAGGATCCGAGCGCTCAATCTCATAATCCCGCATCTCCAGCGTACTGCCGCGCACCCTGAGATAGGCCCGGAGCCACACGAAGTCCCACCCGGTGACCAGGAGGTACCACAGAACCTGGCAATAATAGTTGTCCGGGATCCCGGCCTCCCACCGCCCGCGGGAGATCTGGGACAGGGCGGATCCGGTTTTGATCTCCAGCACGCCATTCCGGCCGTCGGCATCCTCCAGCCATCCGTCGAGGCTCGCGTGGGCGAAATCCATGTCCGTGTCGAGCCAGAGATTGTTGGGCTCATAGAAAACCCGGAGCTCCGGATGGTCGAGTCGGAAAAGCTCGCGGACGTGCTCCTCTGCCTGGATGCCGTACTGCACATAAGACAGCCCGGAAATGTCCTTCGGCTTCTCCCGCCCGGTCTTCTGCCGCCAGAGTTCGACGTTGGATCTGTGCGGATCCATGCCGACAATCGCGGCCGCGTCGGATCCGCCGATACCCGCGCGGTGTTTCAGCCAGTCGGACCGGTCGCGGCAGATGAATTTCTTTAGCATTGTCGCACCACCTCGATTTCCGGCTCGATGTGGGCTTTTTCAAGGTGGCCGACGATCATGTCGAGCGCGGCCCCACAGTCGTCCCAGATGTTTTCCAGGCCCCTCCGGGCGGCTTCGTCGTCCACCTGCCCGAGGAGGATGCCGGCCCTTTGCTGGCAAACGTGCAGCCTTTTATAGGCCTGAAGGAAAACCACCACATCAACCTTGTCCATCTTTCCTCCTCGCCATCCCGACGATGTATCCGGCAGCCATGATGGTCATCCCCACGATGGCCGCCAGAAGTCCTGCCCCGATGCGGCCGACACTGATCGTATCGGCTCCGGCCCCGATCAGGATCAGACCAAAAAGTATTACCAGTCCCATCATTCCTCCTTACTTCCTCCGTTCATGCACTTCATGTACTCCGCCGCGGCGGCGGTCAGGGCGTCCAGCAGATACCGGATAAAGGCATCCTGATCCACGACATGTGCGCGGGGCCTCCGGATCTGTCGGAGAGCGATTGCGCGGAGTTGTTCCATCTGATGTTCATTTAGCTCCGGCAGATACGGTTCCGGGACGGATCCAGCCCTGATGTCTTCGACTGACACGCCGCAGACTTTGGCGATCCGCTTGACCGCATAGACTGACACCGCGTGGAGATCCCGCTCCCAGCCGGAAATGGTTGCCCCGTTAACGCCGATCCGGTCGCCGAGTTCCTTCTGCGTCAGCCCGGCACGGATCCGCGCCGCGCGCAGGCTTTGGCCGAGGCCGCTCATGTCGCGTCCTCCAGGTTATCCCCGAGGTTGCTGTGCGTGGCGTACCGGGCCTTTACCGACGGGCTTGCGCCCTTCAGGATGCCATACACACTCGACACGCTGATGCCATACTTCTCAGCAAGAGCTGAGATTGGCGTGCCCTTGTCGGCCCTCTCCGCGCGGATCTTCCGCTGGATCATCTCCGGGATCCGCTTCGGGGTAAACTGCTTGTCTTCTTCCATGTTTCTTTAGCCCTCCTCTCCTTCTTCCGGGAAATTACTCAGATAGAATTCGACGATCTCGAGAAGATCGTCATAAAACTCGAAAGTCTTCAGCGTGCTTTCGTGTGCAGTTTCGCTGCCACGACATTCCACATAGTACTTGTTGGCCTTGTCGTGGACTTTCTGCCGGATCTGTTCCGCCCTTTCCTTCGTCATCTCCATGTACCTCCATATTAGTCACTTAAGCCCAAAAAAATGTCGTTCACATCAACGCCATATACTCTGCACAGAATTTGCAACTTTTCGAAATTCAGCCTGCCCGTGTCCCTCTCCCACTTAATAATGGTCTGACGACACACGCCAAGTTTTTTTGCAACTTCTTTCTGAGAGAGCCCGGCGTTGACCCTCGCCGCCTTGAGTGTAATTCTCATTCTCTCGCCTCCTTTCTGAAACCATTATAGTAACTTATAGTAACGCTGTCAATAACTTTTTAAATTATTTCTTTTCTTCCCGACGTACAAGCCGGATGTGATCCGGCGGTCCGGCCATTCCTCGGAATCTTCGATCACCCAGTTCCGGCCGACTTTTTTGGCCGTCTGGAACCCGCCTGTCCGCGCCATCTGTCGGGCGGTTGATTCCGCCCGCCCGTGGAGTTTTGCGTACTCAACCAGGGAGATCAGCATGTCTGCACCTCCCGCTCGATTTGGAAATTATCCGCGGCGTTGACGCTCACCTTGCCCCAGTAGATGCTGTCTGCCGTGAGGTCGCGGAAGCGGACATATCCGTCGAGGTCGTAGAGCCTCTCCAAATAGTGGATCCTTCCGCCGACCAGCCCGATCTCCCGGTGCTGCCTCCCGAGCTCGTCCTCTGGCTCCTCGAAGAGCCACCGGACGCCAGCCTCGAAATCTTCAGCGGAGCACCCATGCTCCTTCCAGTTTTTGAGGATTCCGCAGCGGCCATCTCTTACCGCTGTGAGGACCCGTTCCTCTTTCCGTTCATAATAATCTCTTGCCATGTGCCCATCCTCCTTAATCAAATGGTAAAGGCTCCTCGTCGATGCCTTCCTGCTCCAGCCTCTTCAGGTTCTCTTCCTCGATTCTCTTCAAATCCTCTTCGTCCGGTTCCGGCTCCCAAAACCGGCTCGGCAGGTCGTGCCTGTCGCCAAACCCCAGGTCTCGTCTCTGCTCCGTCATGTCTTTGCCCTCCTTATGCTCTTTTCTCTTTACATCTATATATTACGTCGATATCGCTGCATTGTCAAGCACTTTTAGGTTTTTTTGCAAAAAAATATTGGGCCGCCTCCTTCCGGAGACAGCCCATGTAAAGAGAATTCGAGGCACTCCCGCCGGGACAGAACGGGACCGGCGGTTTATCCTCTGCTTAATTATATCATACCTTCACAAGATTTTCCTCTTCTTCCCTACATACTTTCCGGAACTTACTCGATGATCGACCCACTCTTCGTCTTCTTCAATCATCCAGTCGCGGCCGATCTTCTGCGCGGTCTGGAAACCGCCTCGCAGGGCCTTCTGGCGGGCGTTGGCAGGGTTCTTTCCATGGCGCCTGGCATACTCTTTTAAGGGTATCAGCATGACGCCTCCTCACCTCCTGTGATGTCTTTTTCTGTAATTTCTCCAGGCTCCCACGACTTTGAGAAATCCTTGTCCTTGTACAGATCCGCCAGACCGGTGATCTGCTTGAGCCGCAGGATCTCGTCCATATCCATGCCGAGATGCTTTGAAAGCCAGGCATCAGACCGCCCGATCTTATGCAATTCCGCGACAATGCCGGACATCAGGTCGACATCATGCGTGCCGCGCGCCCGGTTATGCCGGATCGTCGATGCCATGCGCTCGTCGATCGGCTTGTCGATCACGGACACGGGAAGCATACCGTGCTCACGCTCATAGATATCCTTGTGATCCAGCATGGTCTGATACCGATGGAATCCATCTACGATCTCATACATGTCATCCTCCGCGTTGTAATAACATACAATCGGCATTGTGTAACCATCCTCTTTAATACTGTCATACAGCAGTTTCATTTCCGGAGGAGCCACCTTGTTTGGATTGTACTCATTGGCGCGTATCTTTTCAATCGGGACCGGTCGCACCCCGTAAGCTGGACTTTTCCATTCACTCATTTTTCTCTCCTTTTTTAAAATGCAACCATAGACCGAGTGCATCCGTGCGCATATCGACGGTACCAAGTACCAGCGTAGTGTCATGGTTAATCAGGGGGAGGACGTCTCCGCTCAATGTATTATCAAATGCGTGAGAGTCTACATCAAATAAGGAAGAATAACCTTCGATACGCTTCTCTTCGTTTTCTTCGCGTATCTGAAATATGCTTTCAAGCGTTCGCATTTCTCTATTCATTGCCTTCGCCTCCTGTCAGATGCAACGTGATTAGGGTTATATTCGTTTGCTCTGATCTTCTCAATTGTAACCTCCCTAACCCCATATACCGGCGACTTCCACTCGCTCATACACTTCTCCTTCCCGGCCGCGCAATCGCGGCATATTTCTGCTTTATAGCCTTGATTCTCTCCGCCTCTACCTTTGTGGGGCCAAAACCCATAAATCGGCACAGGTAATCGTTCTTCAAGATGCAGTAGCACATCCGCTTCCAGCTGGGGATATCGTGGGTGCTCTCCACATCGTCCGTATCGTCCGGCATCTCCTGGTCAAAGATGATGCGCTGTTTTCCATCCTTGCTGAAGTTTGAAACACCGTTTTCTCGGACTTTGTACCCATGGGCCCTGATATCGCTGATTACATTCTCTGAGAAACCGCCTCCGGTATTTCGCCAGAACTTCACGGATGTACGGAAGATCTGCACGTAATGGTCTCGCAGATCTGGCGGGAGAGTGTTCAGCAGATACAGCGTGTAGCTTTTCCAGGTATGCCCCGGAGGGAGCGCGACCTGCTTGTATCCCATCGCCTTCGTTCCCCCATAAATCGCTCCGAAATTTGCCCCATCTACACGCCCGACCACTTTTGCCCAGGTGTTAGGCTCGATAACCCGGTACAGGTTCAGGGATTCAACAGCAAATTCGATGAATGGGGACGCTACCCGCATATCATCCAGCTTTACTCCCGCCTTGTAGTAGAGGTTATACAGATGGTTGTATCCGAATCCAAACTTCCCGTTTGCGGTCCAGATGTCCTCCGTCTCCCAGTCGTACAGCGGAGCTGCCGAGTACAAATCCTTTGCGCTCTGCGTGATCCACTGGTGGCCGCAGTACGAATTTCGCTTATTCACGATCGCACTGTACCTGTGTAGGGATTCCTGAGCGCGGATTCCGAGGAGGATTACCGTTTTCCCATGGTGCTGATCCCGGTACCACATGCCAAAGGCGTGCTGTGTCTGCGGATCCGTCATGCCGCGGCGGAACCACGGGGAGCTGCTCTCCGTGTAAACATAGGGATGGTCCGGCATCTCCCGCACCCAGATGGCTTTCTGGTCCGGATGCCAGGGATACCAGTACGGCTCATCTATGCTCGCCGCATTGCGGATAGCCATCGGCAGACAGAGCCAGTATCGATCCACGAAGGGAGGAGCCTCTGAAAAAACCTTCTCCACGTACTTTGCGGTCTCCGTGTACTCTGCCTCAAAGTCCTGATGCATCAGGCCGATCCGCCTGTGGATCCCGTGCTGGTTCATGTACTGCAGCACCAGGTTGTATAGCAGGCCTGAGTCCTTCCCACCTGAGAAAGCGCAGACGATGTTGTCAAACTCTGTGAAGATGTACTCCAGGCGCTCCTGCGTGGCTTCATACACACTCTTTTTCTGGTAGATCTTTTCCATGCTTTACCTCCTTCCCATGGAAAAATGCTTTGATATCCTCTTTCTGCAGATGCGACACCTCGCGCTTGAAAGAGTCAGACAAATTCTCTTTCTTCCCGAGGCACCGCAGGATCTGCATATCTATGGAATTATCCATGCAAATATCCGTGATATGCACATCTTGCGTCTGACCGAACCGGTGCACGCGGTCTTCTGCCTGCGCTCTGGTTCCCCAGTTCCAGTCATTGGAAAAGAAAATTAGATTGTGGCAGAACTGCATATTCAGCCCGAATGCCCCGCACGACTTGTTTGCCACAAAATATTGTGTTTGGCCGCGGAAAGAGCCGATCGCTCTGTTTCTGTCTGTTACGCTCATTCCCCCGTAGAAGGGAACCGCGGAGTGCCCGGACGCGCGGATCAGGTCGACGATGGCCTTGATCTCATCCGTGTACTCGCAGAATATGATTGTCTTCTCATCTCCTCCGAGGAGATTCTGCAGAGTGCGGAGCCTCGGATTTACTTCAGGGTCGGAATAGTATTTCCGGCGTATCGCGTGCGGATATTTGTCTTTGTAAATAATATCAACGTCATATCCGCTTACTACTGCCTGTAGGGCCCCGAAGAGCTGGTATATCGCTGTGTTCGACATCTCATCCAGGTCTGTGAGAAGCTTTTCCAAAACATAGTCATAATCCATACTCTGCCAATCCTTGAAGTAGCAATACCTTGCGCTGTAGAGCTTCTTCGGAAGCGTAAAACAGTCTGCCTTTTTTACCTGAAAAGTGTATGGAGCGATTTTCTCCGCAAGGTAATCCGTGTGCAGTGCGCGGCGGATCCGGCCCCGCTCATCTATCTCAAGATGGTTCGCCGCGAAGCTATAATATGATCGATATCCGAGGATCCGCCAGTCGAGGATGTACCACTGGGCGTATAAGTCAGCCTCATTCCGGCTGATCGGCGTCCCGTTAAGAATCAATTTATATGCGCAGTTTTCGGCAAGCTGCTGGATGTGGATCGTGCGGAGAGCCGCATGGTTTTTCACCAGCGAGCTCTCATCCACGATCAGGTAGCAGCGCTCTTTCTTTACCAAGCCGAGGAGCCTGCTGCACTCGCGGATCGATGTACTCAGAGTCTCGATCCCGACGATATCCAGTATTCCGAGATCGCAGAGATTCGAGTGCTGCGCAATCCCTCGACTGATGTCTGCTTTGATGTTGCATGGGCAGAGCCAGATCACATGGCTCACCTTCCCGGAATTCACGCGGAGCTTAATCAGCTCCAGCGCAGTCCGCGTCTTTCCAGTCCCCATCTCCATGTACATGGCACCGATCTTCAGGTGTCTCAGCTTTTCAACTGCCTGCTCCTGATAGGGGAGCAGGCTTGTGTAAGTTTCAATCTTCATCCTTCAGATCTTCAATAACCTCCCTAGACGAATTCAGGATGTCTTCCAGGCCTTCCTTTTCGTCTTTCTTTTCTGCTTCCGCCCCAGGTTCCGGAGAAACAATTTTCAAACTATTTCTGTACTTGTCGATGGCTTCCCGTGCCCCGGGAGAAATTCGGAAACTGTTCATCTTGGCAAAGTCCTCAAGCTCATCTGCCGATGATACTGGCACACGCATCCCGCGATGCGGTGCCCATTTTGCACCAGTGATATTTTCGGCGCGATCATACATATCGTCATCGCGATCCCACGTCACATAAACATTGGATTCGTCGTCATTGAATTTGCAGATCCACCTCGTGCACCGCGGCTCATACTTTCCAGCCACCGCGGCATCTTTGATGGATGCAGGTACAGAGACCTGGTATCCAGCGAGCAGAAGTTTGTTCGCAACTTCAGCTGCGCGGTCTTCGGATGCCCCGGTGCTGTACTTTATCCCCATCGTCCATGCAGCCCCGTCCCACCGGAAACCGCATGCCTTGGCGATATCGATCACGCCGTGGTCCTTCTGGGATTCAATAGAGACACTGTCGTCTCCACAGGTTACTCTTACAAGGGTCTCGGACTTTTTATCCTCCGGGGCAAGAATTTCTACCTCCTCTTCTTTCTCCCCGATCCCTGCCTTCAGGGCATCGACAAAGATGCTTCCATATGACGCATTATAGCTTTCAGGCGTCTCTCTGCCTGCATCGATCTCTTTCAGGCAGAATTGGAACCTGTCTTCCCAAGCTCCCCTGCGGAGGCATTCCCTCTGGTCGATGATCCGGGATGCCATCGTCTCGGACCCGATCTCTTCCAGAAAAGCCTCAAGGCATTTCTGCGTCCTTGGGTCGTCCTCTTCATCCAAGAGGTCGATGCCCTCTTGAATGTCCTTCGCAGTCTGCACCCTGATGGTATTTGCCCAGGCGATCTGCTTCGGAGTGCCCTGCAGTTCGGACATCCCATACTCGGAAGCCTTCTGGGCGTTTTCTGCATTCTGCTTCTCCCGCTCAGCTTCCTTCTGCTTTTTATAGCACTCCGAGCAGACTCCGTACTCCTCAAAGTACTTGATTTTTCTTTCCCGCTCAGCCACCGGGCCGATGAGGGAAATGGTCTCGGTGTGGCCACAACTAAATTTAACATCATATTTTGCCATAATTGCTTCCTCCCTTTTCTGGCATCTTCCTACTGCTAAGTATATAATAATACGCTTTCGTATTATTGTCAAGGTTTTTCTCCACTTTTGGGCAAAAAATAAGGCCCCGGCGAAAGCCGGGGCTATTCCTATTAGTACTGCAGCACATTCGACAGGCCGGACTTCTCCCAGGCTGTCCATTTGCGATTATACTTATCCTGATTGATCCGATACTTTCTGATTCCGGCCTTTCCATCGCCGACATTCGCGTCGGTAGACTCATATGCCATATCTTCGCACCAGCCATGATCTGCGTCGATTCCGATGTGGCGGCCTTTCCCGGCATAAGTCGTGAACAGGATGGATCCGTAGGGATTGGAAGCAAATCCTTCCGGCGTGGTTTTGACGCTGTGCGCGTTGGCGATCTGGCCAGCAGAGTATTGATGATCCCCGGTGCAGGTCCCGACGAAGCCAGAGCAGTCGAATGCCCACCGACCGATGCTGTTTTTGATAATCTGCTCTTTCTCTGCCGCACTGTATCTAGCAAAGTATGCCGGTTCCGCCGCAAAATAGCGCTCCACATCGGCGCGGGTCCGAATGAAGTTCTGGTCGCTCGGAGACTTCGTGGTAGGATCCCACCCTGCCGCAGCTTTTGCTCCATAGATGTAGCAGTACGGATACGGCACGCCGCCATGTGCTCCGGCATATGTTCCCTGCTCGGAATACATTGCCTCTGCGATTGCGATTGCTTCTGCTGCTGTTCTCATTTCTGATTTTCCCCCTTGTTATAGTTTGCATTGCTAACCCCGATGCACACGCCGATAAAAGTCCCGATCGCGGTCATGGTGCCGGAGACTGCCTGCGCATTCGGCCACCCCCAGAGCGCGGAAAGTGCTGTGTACAGGGTCGCCGCGCCCGGAAGTGCGATCAGGCAGATCCATTTCAGAATGTTGTAAACGTTGTCAGAAAACTTCATAGGAATTTGTCCTCCTTTTTGACTTCTGCATAGGTGTCCTTGATATTCTGGATCGCGGCCACAGCCTTGGAATTTCGATAGTCGTCATGATGCTGGCAATAATGCTCATATTGCCGGATGTCATCCAGGATCTGATTGTAACTCTCCTCAGAATGCCCGACCCCGCGCCGGAGTTCATCATCAAAGCCGAGTATCCGACGCCGCGCATCGTCCGAATTCTCCTGATCCATGCGTCCATTCAGCGCTATAATTTTCGCTCCAAGCTCAGCCAAGCTTTTCATGATTTTATCGTTTTTTTCCATCTTCTTGTCCGCCCTGTTAATCAGGAACTGAAAAAAGCTAAAGGCAGCACCCACCAGAGTGCCGCCGAGAAGGCCCGCGATAATTGCATCCATCATCTCTCTCCTATCTTTTCCTCCAGTGCCTCGATTCTCTTTTCCATGTGCTGGAGTGCTGCCAGAAGAAAAGGCACCAGCTTGCTGTAGTCGATCCCGGGCACTGGCTCCGTCGGGCTGTACTCCCGATCCTCATCCACATAGCCATCCGGGATGTCCACAATGGATGGCAGGATCTTTTCCGCTTCCTCGGCGATGAGGCCGTACTGCAAATGTTTGTCTTTCGCGTCAGAATTGTAGTAGAAACTAACCGGCCGTAGCTGCATCAGCAGATCAGTCGGATCGTCCATGTCGGCGACGCCGTGCTTGACGTGGCGGGAAGACGGATTAGTCACGCCAATTGCATAGAGATTTATATATCCGCCCGGCTGATAAAAACCTATGTGGCTTGCGTCTGTCTGCATGATGCGTCCGGTATAATCCGCCGTGCTGTTATTCAGATGGAAGTCGACGAAAGGCGTGTTATCGTTTTTGTTGTAGATTTCCAAACCATCGCAATAAGTTCGTCCCCACGGCCGATCCGCCGCACCAAGGGCGAGTGAATAACTCTGTGACGGCTTGATCTCATCGGTGGTGATTTCTGCCTTATACGTGCCTGTCCCGATATAGGTGGAACCGCCGTTTATGGAAATCGGCTCATACCAGTTTCCATCCGCGCCCATGTGATAATAACTCTCGGCGAGTATCCGCTCTATGTGGCAGTCCTGCTCCACGCCGTCGGTCGGCGCGGATGGGGATAGCGTGTCTGCCAGGGCGAAAGCATCATAGTTTCCGGTGATTTCTACCGACATCTGTGAGTTATATTCGAACGGTGTATAGAAATATAAATCCAGCTTATTACTTTCCGTGCACCGGCCCTGCACTTTGACATCGCGCCACTGCCACCCGGACAGCTGATAGCTAATGCCGAAAGCATTGGTTGTGGAAGCGGCGCTCTGCCATGCTTTTTGGATATGGATTGCGGCGATGCCGTGCTGCGTTGCCCACCCGTTGTAGCCGTTTTCAAAGAACAGCCGGATAGTGGCTTTCTCTGCGCTCGTGTTCATGGTAAATGTCCCGATTTTTGTCCAGTAGACGTTGCCATCGGCCCAATGCAAGATATATTGCTCCCACTTTCCGCCGTGCGCTGAGATGAACTGCGGAGCTGTAACCGGCCAGGTGACATTGAAATTATCGTCGTCCTTGATATTTCCGAATGTCAGCCCGTTCCCGGTGCTGTTCCATGTCATGAGCACAGCCGCCGTTCCCACGGTCTGTTCTGCGGTCGCGGAGTTTCCGGCGGTGTCGGTTAATATCAGCCGGAAATTATATTCTGTCGCTTCATCAAGCACAACGGTTGATGTGTCCAGTGTTGTGGTTCCGGAGGAAATCGTCCCGTAAGTTGTCCAGCTGGATGCACCGGCAGCTTTCCAATATAGCGTAGCTGTGCCGGAATTTTTCCCGCCCACAGGCGAAACGTTCCAATTTGCAGAAACCTGTGCGTGCGTATCATCGCCGGAGATCCGGGAAACGGACAGGCCGCCGATTGTCGGCGCACTATATGCGGCGGCGGTGATTTTCACCGACTTCGATGCGCTCCGCCCTCGCGCATCGGTAACGGTCAAGCTATAGGTCAGCTCCCCAGACTGCGTGATCTTCCCGAGCGTTTGCGGCATGCTGGAGTAGCTTCCGGATGCGGCTCCGGAGATGGTGTAGCTCGAAATCGTGCTGCCTGTTCCAGGCGCCGCACTGGCCGACAAAACCGGAGATGTGATGCCCTGCACAAATCCCCAGGATGATGCTGCCGCGGGATTGCTCGCGGACACTGAAAATGCAGAGATTGAGGGGGCGACGCTAGCCGCGATCTGCTCCGTGAAGGTGGTGGAGAACTGCCCAAGCTGAGCGCCGGAGCCGTTGTATGTTGTCAGCGTAACTCCGTAAGTTAGAGAACTTGAGGAGGACATCGCGGACAGGATCGAGTCCGGAGCAGTCCAGTTATATGTATAGGCCGCCGTTGATCCGGGCGAGATCCCGGTGACCGACCAGCTATAACTCCCGGCCCAGAAGTAAAGGCTATAGGTGTAGGAGCTGTCCGCCGGTGTCCAGCTGACCCCGACCGGCTGTCCGATGGTTGCCGGGTTCGGGGAGATGGAGCTGATGGAGGATGCCCGCGCGATTGTGGTCAAAGCCTGCGATCCGGAGCAACTGATATTCGGCAAGGCCGCGGAGCCATCCGCGAAGCTCATGAGGTTGCAGTTATAAACGCAGCTTGCTGTCAGCGTCGCGGTCCCATCATTTGCATGTGGGATTGTTAGAGATGTTGCATAGAGTGTTGTTGACCCGCCATTTACCGGCCATGAAATCGCGGGGACGCTGAAGCCATAAGATTTTCCGTTAATGGTCAGCGTTCCATTGTGCGCCTGCCCCTGCGTCACCCTCCAGTTCCCAGCGAAAACAACGGAGATTGCAAGCGTGGAAGTGTTTGCGGCCTGATTTATTGTTTCTGACCAGTTGATAGACAGACTATAGTGGCCGTTCTTTGCATATCCGATGATCTGGCCCATTTATGTTCCTTTCTTGAAAATTGTAACTTCGCCGTTCGCGTTGGCCTTGATGATATAGTTCCCGATTGTGATCTGCCCTGTGATAACGATCTCGGGAACGTAGAACTGTGCGCCGCTTGTGTATGCAACAGCCTGCCCGTTATAGATATAGGCCATCCGGTCGTTGGTGATCTGGGTTTTCATCGCGGCTCCGGATGCGCCGATGATCAACCCATTATTTTTATCAAAATTCAGGTATTGTCCGACCTCGGCCTGGTAATCGGTGAGGAGCCGGCGCGTGGCTTCGTCAGATGCCTGTGCAGCATCAGCCTTTGTCTGTGCGGCGGAAATCAGGCCCTGCAGATCGGCCACCGCAGACCCAACCTGAGAATCCGTATACTCTGCGGCCGCTTCGGCGGCCTCCTGCATGTTTTTATTGATTGCGGTGATGTCGTCGGTCGTTGCATATCCGCCCAAGTGAACGATGTTGTTGTCCAGGTCAATGTAATTCTGCCCGTCTTCCGTTGCAAGCATCCCAGTTGTCACGCGGTTCGCCGACATGGATCCGGACCGGATAAAATCCGCATTAAAATTCCCGTCAATCGTCCCTGCTAATTTGAATGGTCCGTTATAGCCACTCGTTGAAAGGCCGATCCCGCCCATATTCATCCGGATCACGTTGGTCGCAGTCGCCGCGCTGTCGGTATCCATGATGAGGATCTCATTCGGCTGTCCGTTTGCGTTCCGGCCAATCACGACGTGCCCTCCCATGCCGCCCGAGATCAGGCTTGTCGCCATATCAATCGCCGCCTGCATGGAAGTTTTTACAGCGGAGGAGCTTTTCGCGATCTCACCGGAAACCGTCTGGCGAATCGTGCTTGAAAAGTCGGACTTCGGGCCCCCCAGCTCGACCCCGTCGAAGCGCTCGGTCAGACAGTTGTACGTGGTCGAGATCACCTCGGCCCGTGTGGAGATTCCGAGCTTTTCGAAATAAATTCCGACCGTGTCGCACAGCCTTACGCGCTCCAGATCCGCCAGATCGGCATATTCGGCAGATTTTCGAAGAGATGCGAATGAGATTTTCCATCTGATCCGCGGCACGCCAACGGAGTTGTTGTCCCGGTAGGCAATTGCCTCCGCGTCCAGCTGATCCGCAGTTGGCTCCTCCGTAAAGGTGCTGGAGCAGTCCAGGATATAGATTCTCTCCCGCGGATAGTTCGCGTGCCCGTCCACATACTGCACCGTACCGGAAACCGTCTTCCCCTCTGTGCTTGTCCAGTATGCCAAAACCCCGGTATAAGTGCTCTCGATGGAGTTCTCCATCGTCAGGTCCGTCAGGTTTTTGCCGTACCGCACGGAAACTCCGCGGTCGGTGCCGCGGTGGCGGTAGACCTTGACGGTTTTGCGGTCGAATTCAAACTCCACGCCTCCGGATCCGCTGTAGGTGTCAAGGATTGATCCATCCGTACCGCCAAGGCAGGCCCGGAAGCTCCTCGGCGCCGTGAGAGAAAAGGGCGTCGTGTCGTTTGTGATGTCCGTCGTGATAGAGAATTTGTTCTCAACCATGGAATGGGAGATCAGGCCGTCCAGCGCGTTCCGGATCCCGCTCGCGGAAAACGGAGCCACCGGGATGCCGGAGAGGTCGTAGCTGATGTGTTCCGCTGAAATTGTCACCGTGCCGGACATCGCCGTACTGATCTTATAAATCCGGAACGGCTGAGTCTGTGAAGTCTCGTTCGGCTTCGCAAGGATCAGCCGGCCGACGGTCAGGTCGTTGTATCTCTTTCCGGTCACGGGATATGCCATGGTCAGCTCAAATTCCCCGTTCCGCTCTTCATGAACAATGCAGGTTTTCGCGTCCGAGAGCGGCCCGATTCCGTTGGTTGAAAAGGCGTTTTCATTGCTCTCATAAAGAATAGGGATCATATCTTGAACCACCTCGGGGTGATTGAAACACTTGAGAAACCGCTCCAGGTGATCCCAGTATCTCCAGGAGGGAGTACCGGGAAGCCATCGGATGCGGTGATCAGATTGTTGCAGTTGTTGGATCCGCTGTAGCACTCCATCCGCTCGCAGTCGATCGAAATGCTATCATAGGAATTCCTATAGATTTTTCAAAAGGCTACCTAGCTCATCCGCTTTCCTAGGAATCATTGAAAAATGTAATTGCTGTAACCTTCTTCATACTGATCTCTCCTTTAAAACCGGTATCATACAATCCACCACCTTGGAATGAGCTCAATCTTCGTGATCCCCTTCCCGAGAGTGATTCCGTTGTCACCTGGGACCAGCTCCGGAAAGTCACCGGAGGTCAGAGAAATCATGCTGTTGCAGTTATTAGCGCCATAGAAAGCGTCCATCGTCTCGCAGTCCACCTCGACATACGGATAGGAATTGCCGGATACCTCTATGGTCTTTGACCCGATCCCTGTGGTACCATTTCCGTAGATCCGGACCAGAGGCTTTGCAGGAAACAGCGTGCGGTTCCGGATCTCTCCTGCCGCTGTGAATGTATATGTCCTCTCCCCGGACTTCAGGTACCGCTGCGGTTTGCAGTCAAAGCTCACGTTGAACTCCGCAGAATCCGGGAAGCCGTACAGCTTCGCGTCCAAATCTCCGCTGACCCGCGCCATCCGGTACTCCTCCGGCCGGTAGGTGTCTTCCAGCCGGTAGTAGGCTGTCTGGTGCGCGAGGAGCCAGCCGCGGAAAGCCTCATAGTTATCAGGAAAGCCGTCGACCATGTAGCATGCATACTTGATCGAGCAATTCTTATATCGCCCGTTGTCATAGATCAGGTCTCCGTTCCGGCCCGGGACGGATTGCGTTTTGATATCCCGCTCCGCCCCGCCCCAGGTAGCGCCGGAGTCTGAGATTTTCACCCCGTAGTCCAGGGAGATTTTGCCGTCGAAGATAAAGTAGCTCCATACAAGTCTCACGCAAAAACCACCCCTTTTCGCTGAAGTTCCGTCTGCAGTTTGTCGATCGTGTAGTTTGCGATTTCCTCCGGATCCTGCCCTTCGGCCCCGTTTACAACGATATTGATTGTTGCGGTGCTGGATCCGGCCCGCTGAACGGCCTGCGTGAAAGTGTCCAGCAGTTTATTCTGCCCGATCACAATCTCGCTTCCGTTTCCGTCACCGAAGCCTTTCCAGCCGCTTGTGGTCGGGAGAACCGTCGGGCTGTTGAAAGCGACCGCGTTGTCGTAAGCCTTCTTGTACCACTGGATTCCGAAAGAGGGGACCGAAGGCGGGTTCATGGAAAAGGCCCCGCGGACCCACGGATGCGGCATGGCCAGAGGCGGAAGTCTCCAGGAGAAGTTGGATACCGTTCCACGGATTGTGGCAACCGCCTGCGCAACCGTCCGGATCATCTGCTGCATAGCCGCGCTGATCTTGCTCTGCAGTGCGGCCAGACTTCTGCTCGCGTCGCTGGATGCCACTGACCAGGTGTCCAGCATCTTTGCATCAAACTTGTTATGGAAACTTTCAGAAGCGTCCCGCATCTGCAACATGGAATGATAAACAACCGCCTGCACGGATCCCCAGACAGTTGCGGTTTTTCGATCAATGTTATCCCACTGGCTCACAAAGTCGTCAGCGACTTCCGTGGTTGCCGTGGAGCTGTCGTCCTTGATCGTTGAGTTCCCGCTTGTCACGGCTTCGGAGGCGGACCCCATCGCGTCGGAAGCATCCGATTTGATGCTGTCGAAAGCGTCCGAAAAGCTGGCGCTCATCGATGATGTTCCATCCGCGGTTGCTGTTTGCATCTGCGCAATGGCGTTTGCATAGTTTTCTTTGGCCGTCTGAGCTGCGCCATACTCCGCCAAAATTCCTTCCAGCGAGCCATCATTCCGTGCGGCCGCGTCGGTCAGTTCCTGCAGGTACTGTGCGCCGCCGATGCCCATGTCCGCGATCTGGCCTAGGATCGACTGGAGCTCAGGGTTCGCGGTCTGCGCCGCCAGAGCGGAAAGGTTCGTCAGGTTGTTCGCATAGTTTGTAAAGGCCTCCGTCTGGCTCTGCAGGCCCTGCACCATGCTCTGGAAAGAAATATCCTCGCTCTGTTTGATCGTGTCGAAGGCGCCGACCTGCTGGTTCGCAGAATCCAGTGCTGCCTGTGCGGCATCCATGTAAGCCTGCCGCAGGGTATCAACAGACTGGGCTGTGCCGTCTGCGGAAGTTCCGGCCTGATCGGTGGCGGTGGCATTCTCCTGCGCGGCCGTCGTGTTCTCATCCTGTGCAGAGGTATTCGTCTGGAGAGCGGCGGTGTCTTCCCGGTACATCTGGGTTGTCTCATCGATTTGCGCCTGGATATCATTCAAAGACTGGGACGCCGTGTCAACTGCCGCGTTCGCATCATCATAAGCGCCCTGATATTTGTTAATATATCCGATGCCTGTGGAAAAACTGTCGATCGTCTGGCTCCGCAGCTCAATATTTTTATACTCTTCGTCATTCCATTTCTGTGATACTTCCGCAGCTTTTTCCTGCGCGGCCGCGAGATCCTGCGTCGCCTGAATCTTTTTGGTTTCCAGGTCGGTGATGATCTGCTGATAGGCCGCGGCGTTGGCCTCCGCAATCATTGCATCAACGTTGTCCAGGCGCGCCTTAGATTCGTCGTTTAGTTTTCCAGTCGCGGAATCGATCTGGAGATTCAGATTCGGGTAAAGAGCATTGAGTTCTGCCACCTTGGACGCCATCGTGCCCTGCTCGTCCGCCGTTAAGCTGGTCCGCGACTGCAGGGTTTGGATTTCGGACGCGAGCTTCTTCGCTTCATCGCGCTCCAGGCTCATTTTCTCGGTCTGGTCCTGCGCCGACTGGATCAGATCTTCTGCATCTTTAGCGTGATCAGAAATCGTGTCCCCTAGGTTCGAGATTTCCGTTTCAAGTTTCCCGGCGTCAGTTTTTGTTCTGAACAGCCAGGTGGAGAACGCCGTCAGCCCGGCCACACCGGCGGTGGCCGCCCCGACGATCCCAAGAATGCCGAAACCAGGATGCAAGCCGGCAAATTCCACAAACTTCCCCGCGGCCGTTGACAGATCGCCGAACCCCGATGTCACTTTCCCGACGGCGGAAACAATTGTCCCCAAACCGGTCACAAGAGGGCCGACGGCCGCAACAACAAAGCCGGCTTTCACGAGAAAATCTTTCTGCCCATCAGATAAGCCGTCCCACTTTTTACGCGCCGCGTCGACGACGTCTTTAATGTCGGTTAAGGCCGTCACCAGGATCGGGGCGGCGCTCTCCGCGATGTCCGCGCCGAGGAGCTTTAAATCATTCATCGCGATGGTCAGCTGATCCGCCGGATCCAGCGTTGCCTCATAGGTCGACGACACACTCCCGAGGGCGTCGTTCAATCCGCCAGCGGCCCCCACGAAATCAGACGCCGCGAGAGTGCCGTTCTGGAAAGCTTCATAGAGCTTCGGCCCGGCCTTGGCGCCGAAGATGTCAATGGCGGACTGTTCGGACGAAAGAGCCTCAGAAAACTCTTCCGACATCGACTTGCCGTCCTTCATCGCGTTCTGCTGAACCTTCGAGAGGCCGGTCAGCGCGGTGCTCGCATCGACTCCGGAAGTTTCAAGTTTGCCGAGGAGCTTTGCGGCGTCGTCAATATCAAGCCCCATGCTCTGGAATGCGGTCGCGTTGGTAGTCAGCTCGCTCTCCAGGTCTGACATGGAGATCCCGGTAGACTGGCCGACACTGTTGAAAGTGTCCAGCACCGCGCCGGCATCATCAGCGGACAGACCGAAGGCATCCATCGCCTTTTGCACGGAGTCAATGGAGTCGGAAACGTCCTGATTGTTCAGCGATGCAAATTTGATGAACTGTCCGGACAGGTCCTCCAGCGCATCCCCGGTCAGGCCGAAGCGTGTGTTAACCTCGCCGATTGCCGCTCCTGCAGTGCCGAAATCCGTCGGGATGGATGTCGCAAGGTTTTCCATCCTCTGCTGCATGTCGTCCAGGGCTTCACCGGAAGCGCCGGTCTTCTGGATGATGGTGTCCGTGCCTTCGTCTACGGCGTTAAAAGAAGCCTCTGCCGCCACCCCGAGCGCGATGATCGGCGCCGTTGTGTACTTCGTAATATTGGTTCCGACATCGGTGATCTTCTTCCCGGTGTCGCTGATCTTCTTCCCGGCATTCTTTGCGGACTTCCCGAGATCCTGCAGATTGTCGCTGATGCTCTTGGTCCCGGATTCCTTGTTCAGATCGTCGAGCTGCTTGTTCATGGAGATCAGCTCGGTCTGGGCGTCCGCCAGCTGCTGTTTCCATTTATTGCACTGGGTGCTGTTTTCCCCGTACTTCTCAGAAGATGTTTCAACCGCCTGGCTCAGCGTGCTGATTTTCTTCTGCTGCTCATCGATCTTCTGACTGAGCAGTTCTTTCTGCCTTGAGTTGTCCTTTTCTTTCCCGGTGGAGGCATCCATCTGTGCCGCCGCCAGTTTCATCTCGGAGGTCAGAGTCTTCTGGCTCTGCGTGATATCCTTCAGCGCCTGCCGATATTCTTTCTCTCCGTCCAGCTTCAGAATTGCGCCGATACTTTCGGCCATACTCTCACCCCCTTAATCCATCCTTATCGCGTCCTCATACCGCATATGGTGCGGATAGATTTGCTTTGCGGTCCCGTTTTCAATTGCCTGCCATGCCATCATGTCCCGCATCTCGCCGATGCTTGTAAACAGCACTTCTTCTCTCGGGATATTCAGTTTGTGTCCGAAATAGATGAAATAGCTCTGGTTCGGGCGGATCCTTATTCCGCCCCCGCCGCGTTTTTTCTTTTCACCGGCTCTGTTTTCACGGTCTGGGAATTCCCCGCCTTGAATGCCTTTCCGATTTCGCCGTAAAGCTCACGGACCAGGGACACCGGCTCAAACCGAAAATCCTCACGTGTGAGATAGTCCGGCTCGTGGGACTGATCCAGATAATGCTGATGATCCTCGTAACAGCGGTTCATCGCGATTGCGCACGCGATGGCCAGGTCTGGCCCTTTGGACGGATCATTCAGCCCTTCTCCAATCCGGCTAATGTCGCCACCTGGGCACAGCGCGCAGATCTCATCATAGCAGTCGATGAGATATTCAAAATGCCGCTCTTTTCCTGCGATTTTCATTGATCCTCCCATGCAAAAAAAGCAGACACGGGGGAGAACCCCCGTGCCTGTTTTACATTTGTTACGTCTTGGACACGCCGAGCTTCGTCTTCAGCGCCGTCAGGGCCTCTGCTTCGGTTGCATAGTCCTTCCCGACATACTTCCAATTGTGGTTCGCATCATCCCCGCGGAAGATGTTCGCGCTCAGCTGCTGGGTCTGCCAATCAATTTCCTCTTCCTGCGTCGACGCAGATCCTTCGGGGATATCAAAAAGCGCCTTCACGATGATCGTGGGCACGAAGCTTTCAACGCCACCGCACATGTAGCGAACGATATAGCCGACACCAACGTATGGGGTTTTCATGGAATCCCCATACGCGGTAAAGCCGTCGGTGTCCGCAGTCGGAAGCCCCATCAGGAACCGCTCTGCCGCGATGAGAAGCCCATCAACGGTCAGGTTCATTGTCCCGCCGGTAAAATGTTTCGGGGCGCTCTCCGCTTCCTGATTATCAGCATAAAATTTGTTGCTGTCGCTTGCGCTCGGCGAAATGTCCACACTCACGCCTCGCGCAAGCTTCATTGCATCAGAGTAAGTAATCGTTCCGCCGGATGCAGAATACTTTGCAACCCACGGCTCGGAAAATCCGGTTACAACTTTGCCGGCTTCTTTCAGTTCAACATCTCCCATGATATTTTCCTTTCTCAATCAAGTGTAATGTTTAAGCCCTTCAGTTCTTCATCGAATTCGTCCTGCATCGCCTGCAGGACTTTCTTTTTGTTCTTCGCCACCGCTGGGTGAATGAATGGATGCTTCTTTCGGAAACTAGTGCCGCTCTCCACGGATCTGGCAATCATAGCGTTTGCCTGTTTCGTTGTGGTCCAGCCGCGGGACTTCGCAGTCTTCGAGTCGGTGCTGTTGTATCCGGAGAAGCCGGCTTTGATATTTATAGAGCCATCCTCAACGCGGAAATCGGATAGGCCGAAGCCTTCTTCCAAGCCCTTTTTCTGCGCGGAGGTGATCCCATCGATCGGGTCCTCCGGTGTTCCGTGCATGTGCTTCGGGGACAGCGTCGGAATTCCCTCGATCCCTTCTTTAATCGCGTCCGCGATAATCCCAGCACCGGGATACATGACGCGCTTTGCGATATCGTCGGCCTGCGCTCCAAGCTGCTGGATCGCCGCGGTATAACGATCCAGCGCGTCGGTTTTAACCTGGAATTTTGCCATATCAGCTTACCCAGAAGTCCCATTCGTAGTGAATCAGCCCAGTCCCGTCTTCATACTGTATGGAGCTCAGCCGCCACCCAATAGAGGGATTGCTCTCCAGCGCCGCCTGAATGTTGTCGATTGTTTCGTCAAACTCGGTTTTCGTGAAGTAATCAATCGTCCCGTGCAGCTGCTGCTCCGCCAGATGATTTCCCACATGGAAGGATCCTTCCTCGGCGTCCTCCTGCCAGATGATGCATCCGGCAAGGGAAGTCGGGCGCTTGTAGTGGTAGGTCTTCGCGCAAACAGCGCTCAGCGTCCTGCCGACTCGCCGAAGTTTGTCATTCAGTGCTGTCATAGTTCCCCTCAAATCTCGCAAGCGTCAGATCATATGCTTTCAGTCCGAAATCATCCAAAACCGGCTGAACTAAGGTGATTCGATATTCCCCGGGCAGGGAACAGGATCGAAGAACGGCGTGCATCCCAATGGTCGGGCGCACCCCTTCATCCTGGATCCGAACCAGCATATCGATCTGTTCATCCGCGCCGCGGGCAAGATATGCGCGCGTGATGCCGATTGTTCGTTCCTCAAACCATTCTGTGCAGATGTCTTTCCGCGTCGCGATCGGCATCCCGCCGTCCTGATTCTCTTCAACAATCTGACACAGTGTCAAAAGTCCGGAATCATACATCTGTTGCCCTCATTTTTTCCTGGAATTGCCTGTTGTTCAGCCGGATCCGTAGGTGCTCTGGCATTCCTGCATTTCCGGCGCGCGCCCGATATAGCCATGCCGCATAATCCGCAATCAGGATGCAGTCCTCCGTATTGCTTGTGTCTAGTGTTATTCCTCTTGCCGAGATCTCGGATGCCGCAGTTTTGGCAAGGGCGGTCAGATAGCTGTCCCGCGCCGCCTCGGCAACTGACAGCTGCTGGAGGTTACTCTTCAGCAGCATTAAAACGGTATCCATCTGACCACCCTCCCTTCTGTTTATTCAACCCCAGCGAATTTGTGAGCGGGATCAATCGCCGCAGTCGGATCCGTCGCGCCAAGACCGATGCAGATAAAGCCGTCAGAGAAAACCGGCTTGCCATCGTACCGGGCGACAGCTTTGAACACAGTCTGATCCTCCACAAACTTGTAATCGGTGGAGGTTGCAAGGGAAGCACCCTGACGCTCCGCCAGCAGATAGTCCTGCCCGTAGCCGCCGAGAATCTCATCGTTCGGGATAAAATCCTCCTCGATGATCTGCCCACCGATAATCGGCATCTGCGCATTCACGCCGGCTACGATCGCTCCTGCCGCGTTGATACTCATGGATGCGGAGATCAGCTTGGTTCTGGTTGCGTGATTGCAGACCCAGAAGATGGAGCCGTTCTCATGCTTCAATGCTCCGGTTGCTTCGATAAATGCCTTGTACAGCGCGATGTCGGTCTTCCCGGCCACGTTTGCCTTGGTCGCGGTCGCGGCGAATCCGGTCGGCATCTTGGTGCCGGTGCCGTAAACGATGGCCTTGTCCACGGCATATGCGATGCCCTGCCCGAGTTTGGAAATGATCTCATCGGCCAGATTGATGTCGGAATCCTGCAGATACTCGTTATTGATGACGATGTACCCGCCGACCTTATAGCCGTCCACCTCAATGCTGGAAAAACTGATGCTCAGCTCATTCAGCGCGGTGTACATCTCCTGCCAGATGCCTTCCGGAATCTTCCCGGCGATAGTCTGGCGCGCTTTGCCCTTCACGGAAACACGGCGTACAACCGGCATCAGTCTGGATGAACCATAAACTTCATCGTATAGCATCGGCAGGATGGTTTCCGGGATCAGCAGGTCTGCGCCGGTCACGGCTCTGGTCTGCATGCCAGCCAGACTGCGGATGCCCTCCGCAAACTTATGCAGATCTTCGGACTCCGCGAAGGCGGTTCTCTGCTCAATTGTCATGTTCTTAATCGCTCTGGTCGCGAAATTCAGTTTCATTCCTCTTCCCTCTTTCTTGTTGGCCTGCGGCTTCGGAGTCTGATCCTTTTCCAGGCTCTTCAGCTCATCCTGTGCGGCACGGATCTTTTCCTCCAGTGCGGCGCGCTTCTGGTTGTAATCTGCCCGTGCGGAATCTGCCTTCTTGGAGGCCTCCTCCACCGCGGATCTCTCCTCTTCGGTACTCTCCGGTGTCAGCTCCTCCAGGGATCTCCGCACCTCTTCTTCTGTCTTCAGCAGATCTGCGTCGGTCATCGCATTCAGCTGTGCCTGCAGATCATCAATTGTTTTTCGCAAAACAAGTGCTCTTAATGCCATTTCATTCTCCTTTTTCTTTCAGCCATGCGTGCTCGGCTTCCAATTTCGCCCTCCACGCGATGAACTTCTTCTCCTCCAGCTCCTCACGCTCCGCCGATCGTGCGGAAACATGGGTCGCGCTGTATGCCGGGAAAGTGCAGACCGAGACTTCGTAGAGCTTGACGTCACGAAGCGTCCAGTGGACAGATCCGTCATCGCGGATATCGGTATCCTCTTTACGGATTTCAAAACCAAAGCTGCATTGTGACACGTCCCCGCGCTGTACCCGGCTATACAGGTTCATCGCATCCTGATCGTTCGGATTGATCAGGATGGAACCGTAAAGCCCGTGATCATCAACGCGCAATGTCAAAGTGCCCGCACTGATTCTGCCCAAAACAAGTGATGTATCGTGGTTAATCAAAGCCCGTACGTCATCTTCCCCAAGCGCTCTATCGAACGCATGGGGATCGATGCTCTCGGACATTCCCGGCGCAATTTCATAATCCGAATCAAAAACGGAGAAGTATCCTTCGATCCGCTTCTGATCCCCGTCTTCTCGAGTAGTAAACTTACTTTCCCGTGTCTGAAGCTGGCTTGTTGCCATCGTCTTTTTCCTCCTGTTCCAGTTTTTTCTGTAAAGCCGCCATATCCTCCGGGATGTAATTTTCCAGCTGGATCAGCTCGGACAAACCTTCCCGCGGAGGCAGCCCCAGAACATCACGCGCTTCGTTGCGATCCACAACACCGTGATCGATGCCGTTGAAATAAACCTGCGCAAGGGTTCCGATGTCGTAATCGTACAAAGCGCGCTGGTTGAACCTCAGATACCACTTGTCTGACAGGATCAGCTTGCGCGTCAGTTCCTGTTGGATTGATACGACAAGCGGACGAATCCGCGCGGAGACGAAGTTATTCCATTCCTTCTGGCTGTAGGTTCCCTCTCCCAGAAAGAACGGCGGAACGCCGAGAAGCGCCGCGATCAGGCGCGTGTTTCTGGCCTCTGTATCGGTTATCGCCAAATCTGAAAGTGAAAGCGGCCGGATCTCTTTGACGTCGATCTGATCCGCGGGTACAACCCACGGTTCGCCCTGCTCGGACGTCTCGATGTATTCGTTCAGCAATTTCTTCCGGCCGGCCTTCGTGGAGAACTGGTCGGCAACGGCGTCCACCCGGATAATCATGGAGGGCTTCCACTTCGACTTCATGAACGCCATCTCGGTTGCCTGCGCCTGCCGCAGGATCTCCGCCGCATTGCTCAGGGCAATTGTCACGCCGCGCCCCTGCCATGGCCTCCGCTCATCCGGATTAAAAACGAAGTGTAATACGTCTTCCGGATCGTAGGGCTTGCCGTCGATCATGATGGAGTAGCTGTATCCTGTCGGGTCCGGAATAAAGCTGAAGTGCCCCGGCGGAATCGGCTGAAGATTCTGGAGGAGGCCTCCGGATGTCTGCGGAAGGACGATGGCGTTCCCCTTGCCATACAGAAGCATATTCATAACGATGTACTCCATGAACTGGGACCGGTTCATCGTACTGCATGGGTTGATATCGATCTTCCGGGACAGCGCGTTGATGATCCGGATGTCTCCATCGTCCGTGTTTGCCATCAGGTGAATCGTCATTGAGCCGATCAGTTCGGCAATTCGCCGGCACCCGGCCACAACTGCCGGAACGTCGGATAATCGGACATAGCCTCCGGTGCTGATGGATTCCATAAATTCGTCCAGGGGGAGGTACACCAGGCCTTGTTTCTGCTCCCGGATTCGCCGCCGGCCCCGGATGCGATCAAAAAAATTCATAAACCATTACCCCCACCATTCCTTGATTTTTTCGGACTTCTCGATGTTGTTCAGGAACCGAACGCATGCAAAAACGGATGCGTCGAAAAGGTCGATGCGGTGCTTGCTGTCGATCTTCTCAAACTGAACCATGTCGTCCGTCTTTTCCACAGCCTGCACATTCTGGACGCAATATTCGTAGGCTTCCGAATGCATGTAATAGAGCCTGCCATCTTTCGCGGCCTTCTCGATGTGCCGGAATCCCTCAGATTTCACATAGTAGTACTGCGGTTGGTCCACCACCCGGAAGTGATGCGCCTTCATGTCCATCCAGAATTCCCTGGCAAATTTCCGGTCGTAACCGATCTCGACGATCTTGAATCCTGCTTCCTTCATCCGCAGAAACCACTTGACAACGTCGCTGACATTAACCGTCGGACTGTTGCACATCGTTAGCAGGCCATCGTCTGCCCATCCAAAAAGCGGGATGTCATCCTCCTCTGCCTTCCGGACCGCCATCGTGATCGGGAAGAATGCGTGCGTGATAATGATGTCCACGCCTTTGTAATTCCCATATAGCGCCGCGGCGGTCAGGTCGTACATTCGTGAAAGGTCTGCGCCTCCATACCATTTGATCGGCAGCTTCGCCAGCTCCTCCAGCGTCCACTCATACTGCTTATCGCTTGCACGGAATTCCTCGATGTCAAACCATGCCTTCATGGCGGCGGTGTACACGTTCAGCGAACGGCTCAGAAAATCCTTACGCTGTTGTGGGTCGTTCTGCGCCTGAAGCGCATCCTGCAGCATGTCCTGCGGCCTGATCGTCACACCGTAGGATGGATTAGCCTTCTCGTGCTGTGCCGGATCCAGATAATCGACCTCGCCCTTGTCGCTCTGATCCGCGGCGGACACGAAGCAGAACATGCTGTCGTCCTGAACGGTTCCGTCCAGGATCTTGTTGGCGTACTCCAGCCGGTGGTAGCCGAAAGAATTCATGTTGTCGCCGGCGGTCGTGATGCCGATCATCAACTTATTCGTGTAGGCCTTCATGGCTTCCTTGAAGCGGTTGTACTGCGCCGGTTTCTTGAAGCTGTGAATTTCATCGGCGATCGCGAAGGACGCATTGAAGGAGTCCTGCGCATCCGGGTTGGACGGCATCGCGGTGATCTTGAAGAAGCCGTCCGGCCTTCCGGCCTTCGTGAAGTTCAGGCTGATGGTATGATCGAAGGAGTTATCCTTGATATCGCAGTAGCTTGCCCGGTCGATCCTGTAATATTGCAGACTGTATTTGATGTCGTCAAAGCTCTCCAGTGTCTGGCGGAGCGATCCGGATGTGATATAGCCCTGTGCGCCGGAATCCTTCTCCAGAATTCCGAGCGCCAGAGCCAACCCGGCGGCGAAAAGCGACTTGCCGTTTTTTCTGGGCACAAAAATAAAGGCTTCCTTGATCACTCGAATCTCGGTGCCTTTATAAAACCAGCCAACCAGATTGTAAACGATGAACATCTGCCACGGCAGGAGCGCAAACGGTGTGTTTGTCAGCGGATGCCCCTGAAGATCTTCCCCCTGCCTGTGTACCATCAGCTCCCGGATTGTATTGATCACTTTGTCGGGTGGGTCGGTCCGCAGCTCGATATCATCCCGCTTCTGCCATTCCCGGAAGCGCCTGCACTCCCGTACATTCCCCCCGGCCTTAATCTCTCCGGACAGAATGCCGTCGATGTACCGGTCTACCTCTTGCCAGTGTGATTCTCTCATACATCTTTTAACAGCTCCGCAATATTCACTTCATTATCGGCCTGTCCGCTGTCCATCAGCTTCTTCCGGGCCGCAGGTGTCAACCCCAGCTCACGGAAGTAGGGGAGCGCGGCATTTGTGAGATCCAGCCATGTCTGCAAAATCGGGTTTTTGCGTGGCATGGCCCCTTCCCTGGCAATCACAGAATGGCCTCCGGTTTTTATAAATTCAGCCTCGCAGTTATGCCTTTTGCTCATGATCTCTGCTAAGTTCGAAATTACAAGCTCATCTGTTTTTTTATAGCTCCCGTTCGCTTTACATGTATTCCGGATCGCGCGCTTGTAGTCTTCCGTAGATTCCGGGTTCTTCATAAAGTCACCTTTCCATAAGCTCTGCTTTCTTCCCGGTAAAGGCTTCCCACCTATCAATGATAACATCGCAGTATTTCGGATCAATCTCCATGCTATAGCAGTTTCTCCCATTCTGCTCGCAGGCCATAATCGATGTGCCCGATCCGGCAAAGGTATCGAGCACAATGTCACCGCTTTTCGTACTGTTTTTAATCAGATAATCGAAAAGTGGAATTGGTTTCATTGTCGGATGTTCCTCAGAACGCTTCGGTCTATTAAATTTCAAAATCGTTGTCTGCTTTCTATCCGAATACCAAATGTGGCTCGACCCTTCATTCCACCCGTAAAGGCATGGCTCATGCTGCCATTGATAATCCTGCCGGCCAATGGTAAATACATCTTTAGACCAAATCAAGCACTCGCGCACTTGCCACCCGACGTCTTTGCATGCCCTTCGGAAGTTCAGCCCTTCCGTGTCTGCGTGCCATATGTAGAAGCACCCGCCAGGCTTTAAATTGTCTTTGGCTGCTCCGAACGCATCTTCAAGAAAGCTCAAAAATTCGCCCTCCGTTTTATTGTCGTTCTGTATCTTTAGTGCATTCTTTGTTTTGCCGGTATAATTGATGTTATATGGTGGATCTGTCAGATAAAGGTCTGCTTTACTCCCCCCCAGAAGCTTTCTGACATCTTTTGGATTTGTCGCATCTCCACACATTAACTGATGAGCGCCAAGCCGCCAGATTTCCCCATTCTTGGTGCGCGGCGCTTCCGGAGGTTCCTCATCGAAATCGTCCTCTTTTACCTCGCCGCTATTTTCTAGCACGGATGCATCAAATCCGAATGCACTCATATCAAGATCGAAGATGCCCGCCAATTCCTGTTGAAGCAGGTCGTTATTCCATGACGACAACTCATTCGTCTTATTATCCGCCAGCCGATATGCCTTTGCCTGCTCCTCGCCCAAATCATCCGCTACCAGAACTGGAACCTCTTTCAGCCCGAGCTTCTGTGCGGCCTTCAGCCGCGTGTGGCCAACGATGATTACATGGTTTACGTCCACAACGATCGGTTGCCGGAACCCAAACTGCCGGATG